AGCTAATGTTACGTAATGTGTTGTAGCCGTAGCTGTAAATTCAAATGATGTATAGCTTGATTCGTTTGCGTTACTTATTGTTATTGTTTGTGATTTAGTTTGTGACCCACCTGATGATGTTCCAATGGTAGCTGTTAATGTAGCCCCTGTTAATTTTATAACAACTTCATAAGTTTTTCCAACAACTAAATCAGCTATTTCTTGTGTTACTGATGCACTTGTAAGTTTTAATGTGTTGCCAAATTTAGAACTTGCTGCAGGACTACCTGAAACAGTTGTCCACCCTGTTATGCTTGCTGATCCACTAACTTCGTAATCACCATTAGTAATATAATCTTTTGGTTGTAAAAATACTTTAACGTTGAAGCTATAGTAGTATGTGCATATAGCTGTTTACCAGATGTAAGATCTAACGACCCTTGTGCTCGTGTAAAGGGCCAGTTAAGTTCTGAGTTAATGATGTCTGTAATTCCACGATTAACAAAATCTTTTACAGAGGTTTGCACACCACGAGAACTACTAAAAGAAGAGCTTGTTAATTCAACTTCATTTATATCTCGTAATACGTTATTTATCAGTGTTAGATATGTGCTTGCCATTTTTATTTATTGCCTTGTCTATAGACTTGTATATATCTTTAAAGTTATTGGTAATTTCTTTAACTTGCTTGTCAGATTTAGCTTTTTTAACGGCAAATGCTAATGCTTCTTTAAAAAAATGTTTCATAACTTATTATACATACATACTACTTGTTTGTAAACTTATTTCTGTGAATACATAATTAACCACCCCATTAGTACAATACACCCAAAACCAACTAAAGTAGCTATTCCCATAATTATAAAATCTCTAATCTGTTTTAATTTTTCCTCTTTAGCATACACGGCTTTTTGCCTAGCCGATCTAATTTTCCCTTCTTCTTTTATAATAGACTCCCATGCCGATAAGCCATAATGAGCCGTTATAAAGTTTTTAAGTTGTTCTCTCTGTTTTTGTATTTTCTTTTTAGCCGCAAACGACTGAAGAGCAACTTCTTCGACAGACCCATTAAATATACGATCTATGTGTGATGGGTTACTAGCCTGTTTATTGATGTTATCTACATCACTAACGGCTGTCATCCACTTGCCAATTTCTCCTGTTACATCTTCTATATCACGAGAAACTTGCACAGCTTTTTTTATGCCGTTGTAGGCGATATTGGCCGCACTAACGGCTGCTGATAATGTGATGGGGTCTAACACTATTTATCCTTTGGTAAACACACAGCCGTTAATTTTTTTTGCGTTCCATCAGGCTGGGGTACTGAACGTTGTTCGCTTAGTCTTTGTGCAAAATATTTACACCTATCAATACTATCAAATATTTGCGTGTCATTATATAGTTTACTTCCTAAATATACATATAGAACAAACTCTATCACAATAGTTTATGCAACCAATCAAAAAAACTTGTACCTTTATTTTCTACTAACTTATCATCTAGCCAATCAAAAAATGTTATTTGTGGTGGGTCACTATTGATAAAAGTAGTATCAAACTCGCCTATACTACCTGCAAAAGAACTGTCACCATCAAAAAAATCAGGTTCATATTCGCTTGGTGATGTGTCGTAATTATTTGTTTGGTACAGTTTTTCTGTAGACATAGACTTTGAACTCCTTGTTTATAGGTTTAAAAAATTCACATAATGCTTGAATGTGACGTTTACGATTTTTTTGACGAGTAAGCTCTACTTCGGTGTAGTCACAGGTTGCAACATTTTTACGTTCTTCATTCGTTCTATCAACCTGTTTGCTCGGTTCGTGACTTGTTTGTGCCATCGACTTGATTCCATCTCCCTTGCGGCATCAGACCACATACCATCTTTTACAGCCTGTATGCATTTACGAAATTTTGAATAACGAGGATACCCAAGATTAAACATCATGTTTGCACATATTAGTCTTACCTCTTCTGGAAGATGTTGCCAATCATCATAAATTTTTTTACAATCGTTAATGGTGACCATGATGTCTTGTTCAAAGCATTCACTGATTCTTTCTGAGCTAATTCGTGTTCCGACAGGTTCTCCGTATTCTGGGTCATGTTGTGTAACCAAATGTCCAATTCCAAACGTTGGATAACCCAAGTGGTCGAGATATGTTTCGTATATACATCCTTCATCGTCTTCTAATTCTTTCCTTAACTTGTCAATAAACAATTCCATTACTTTCTCCCACTGATTGCACTAAAACCAAAATATGCTCCGACCAAGCCACACATACTGATATATTGAGTCATCAAAATGCTTTCTGCTCCTTCTAGTCTTTCTGGTAATATTAGTGTAGCTATAGTAGTTATAGCCATAAGCAGTATCAAAACCCACGCCATTCTCCTTTTGTTTACTTGGTAGGCTTCTTTATCTGGTATTAAATCTTTTGTGTTACACGTACAATTATCACCACATTCGCATGCCATTATTTTTTACCTTTAAATTTATCTAATCCTCTTATGCCCAATGCGGCAGATACTGTTAAAAACAACAAATAAGTATACCACTCAGGCAACTCATTAAGTCGTGCAAA